TATCAACCTGACTAATGTTGTCCGCCTCAATCCTGTTCATCTCAATATTCAACTCCTGAGCAAACACCCGCTTCAACAGTTCACTCTTAGACATCTCCCAAGACCCAAAAACAATACCCCTAGACTTAGACAACTCCCAAGCAACCTGCATCCCCACCAAAGTTTTACCCACACCAGGTCTCGCCCCAAGAACATACAACCTCCCACCCCGAAGCCCAACAATCACATCATCAAGTTTGTCAAAACAAGTCCGCATAACCCTCTTAGGATTGAGCACATCATTTAGAGCAATCTGCATGTCAAACCGCAAATCAGGCAAAACAAACTGAGAACGCGTGACTCTTTCAAATTGTTCTTTAGCTCTCTCCATCCGGTCAGACACATCCCCACCAGACTGCAACTCCAAAGCAATACTCTGCAGCAAACGCTCACTGCTCCTTTGATACAGAAAAGCAACCCAAGAAGACACCAATCGCCCATGCATCCCACCCAACTCAAACGCATAAAACAACATCTGCCTCGACTCAGCAGGAATAAGCCAACTTACGCTAAACACATCAAACTGCTTCTGCTTCTCAAACAACAACTCACACTTCTCAAAAATCAGTTGAAACTCAGAATAAGAAAAATCATCAGCCCTCAAATCAAAATCCCTAAAAGCAACACCACCCAACCCAATAATCCCACCCAAAATCCTTGCCTCCAAATCCTTATCAGACTCAAAAAAATCAAGAAAATCACTCATCACTTATCTCCCTCAGCAGTTGAATACCCTTGAAGCCTTTGCGGTAAACCCTTAACCTCATTCACAAGCCAAATATTCAAGAATCTATCAGCTTGAACACGCTTATCTTTTGTAGCAGTAAAATTCGGGTGCTTCTGAAACCTCACTAAACAATCATTCACCTGATCAACACTCAACCCCAACTCAGATTTTCTCTCAACCAAAACCTTCCTAAAATCACTACCCAAATCCAAATCAAACTCTAAATCTATATATATATTTTCATTTCTGTTTAATATTCTGTTAAGGGGGGTGATATTGCGGGGGTATTCTTCGTGATTTTGCGGGGGTATTAAACTTGAATTTGCGGTTGAAACTAAGGGTGAATTTGCGGGGGTATTCAAATCTAAACCTGGCAACAAAATCTGGTATTTATTAGCCCTCTTACTGAAATCACTACCCTTATCCCAAACAAGCTCACCTAAGATTTTCAAACGCTTCAAAGACCGGTCAACAGTATCCACATTGCAATTCAAAGTCGCAGCCAAAGTTTCCTTAGTCACATACATCCCAGAAGGTTGCCGAAACTTCACCAAAGCCAACAACAAAAGTAAATCATTACCCGAAGCCTTAGAATGCTGCCAAACAGCCTCATAATCTTCATACTTGTATCTTTTAGACATAAAAATCCTCTCGAATGTCTATTGGTATTGCTAAACTTATCATTACTGACCCCTCTCATCAGTAGCCCCTGTCAATACTTCTGTGCTGGCAGGGGTTTCCTCTTGAAAAATAATGTGATCTCTCTTAACACAATCCTTCTTCCCACAAATCCTCACTCCAGGCAAATAAGGTCTGCCCTTAGAGTCAATAGGATTCCAATCTGCATCAAGTTCGCCTCTATGTGGAGTGCAAAAAATTTCACCTAAAACAGGGTGATTGACTCGAACTTCTTTAGCAGGAGCTTTATGCAGGTCACGGCAGTCTTTACATTCATCAGCATCCGGTAACTGACGAGCAAGGCGTTTATAGTAGGCATCCATGCTGAGCGGTTGCCCACAGATACCACACTTGACTGACTCTCCCATGAGGAAGAAGATAACACAAAAAACAGGTTTAGAAGGCTATTTCGTTAAAGAATTTTTGAGTGCCTGAATACGCATACTCAAATCAGACACCCTAGACAACATGAGACCCCGATAAATAGGATCATCAGCAGCAACAATTAACTCCCACAGCTCATCAATGTGAGCCTGCAGAATACTAATTCTTGCTAGTTTCTCCAGTGAGTCCATCAGCCTTTGCCTTTATAGCGTTCAAAACAGCTTGCGGTTGCTTTGACTGTTTTGCTTCCAAGTATAGACTCCTCAAGCCATCCAAATCATTTATGTTTTGTAGCAATGCTGGAAAGTTTTTAGTGGCAGGTTCAGGTTTAGAGGCTTTAACCATTTCTTCACGGCTAGCCTTCTTATCGCCAAAATAGCCTGCATTAGCAAGAGCACGACCAATCGCACTAGTTTCAGCATTCTCAAGTGCAGAAGTCTTATTAGCCATACCTACACCATCAACTTCAAAAGCTAATCCAGAAGCCTTAGCCAAACCTGACTCTTGATCTTCACGAGTAAAAAACACTAGAGCCTTTACAACCCAAGTTGAGATAGCCCTATCATGTTGTTGAGTGATGTTCTCAGTGATGATTCTGCCGTCAGGGTAATCCTTATAGAATCTCTTGATTCTCTCGGCTACTGTCTCATACTCAGCTAGGTTGAATTGTGCCATCAGTCAGCCTTTCCCCAAGTGACAACCATGTTGTCCTCAATCCAAAGCCAATTAGGGATACCCTTGATAGTGATTCCAGCGTTTTCTTTATCTCCAAGTGCTTGGATACCGGTGCAAATACCGCTGATAGAAGTCGAAGGGGCATCACTATTACTGATGACGATTGCAACTTTGTCTCCAATTGCTAGACCTTTGATGTCATGTATTGTTTTACTCATTTGTTCTCCTTGATTGTTAGGAATGGTTTACCTGCTCCACGCTGAGACAAGACACAAACAACAGTGTTTTCGACAACACCATATTTAGCCCCATTCAACGCTGCAATAGTTCTTGATTTCATTTCAGTCAAATGTGTTTCAGCTTCTTTCACCTTTTGCTGTGCATTCCAAAGTTCAATACCCAGTTGACCTAAATCTTCACGAGTGTCCTCAATCTCAGGCGATAGTGATCTAACTGTTTCAAAAGTTGAGTCAGACCCATCCCAGTCAGGTGCTTCACCTGTTTCAACTAAACGCTTAAATTTTGTGACTCTATCGAGGATTGCAGCAAACTCAAAATCATCAAAATCAAGCTCATATTCTTTATACCTACCTGCATTGACTACAGCAAAAACAGCTTTCTTCACATCAAAAACCCACATATACCAAAACACCTGTGCTTTATAGTGTTCAGGAATAGCATCCCAATAAGTTGCAGTGTGTTTGATTTCTAAGATAAACGGATTACCTGATTCATCTACACATAAGCCGTCAGGATTGGCGTGAGCCCAATCAAAATCCTTGTGTGCAAAAGTGCCAACCTCAAACACTTGCTGTTCAGGGTGTTGTTCACGATACAACTGCAAGATTGCCGGCTCGACAAGTTGACCTAAACGCATAGCAATATTGCCGACAGTTTCAGAGTCAATCAAACCTGTTTTTTGTGCCCACAAAGTATAGGCAGAAGTAAAAGGTGACAAACCTAAAATAGCCCCAATCTCACTCCCAGAAATAACTCCAGGCTGATTGCGTAGATCATGCCACTCTTTAGACCCATTAACAAAGTCACCCAAGAATTTAGCGTTATCAAAATGTTTTGTGAAATCAGGATTATTTAGGTTTGTCATAACTAAACTCTATTTATGACCACTGACAAACAACCCAAAATAACTGCAAACATTAGCAGACTCAACATAGAACTAATCGAAGCAGTAGACCGAAATGGTGGAGTTGAATGTGCTCAAGTGCCTGCCATCTTCTTTCCAAGAGACTTTGCAGGCTATCAGCATGAGCTTTACGAGCAGGCAGTAAATACGGCTAGAGAGATTTGTTTGAGATGCCCAATCATGGCTTTGTGTCTCAAAGTGGGGATGCATGAACCTTATGGAATTTGGGGTGGAACAACACCTGAACAGCGTAAACAAATCAAGCGTGAATACGAAATATAGGTCAAAAACGCCTTTAAACGCCTTTTAGAGCCCTTTTAGACCCTAAAACATACTGCTACTTGTTTTTAGCCTGCGATTCGGTTTCAGCCCGTTTTATAGCATCAACAGCACCCTTAGCCACATCAGCCTTAGTAGCCTTACCAGTAGTTGCAATAGCGTAACCCAAAACACCAATAACGCTAATCATGAGTGTTCCCCAAGCCACCAAAACACCATTCACCCAAGAGCCTGTAAGAGCAGACCCAACACCAGCAGACCCGCCAAGAATAAACAAGC